CGACTACGAGCATCGAGACTTCATCTACGACATCGAGGCCCTTCTGAAGCACAAAAACACCAGATTAGGGTAAATCCCTATTCCATGATGTTCAGAAGCCTATACACTACATCCCATCCCGCATCGGTCTTTAAGGAGCGAAAATGACTATCGAGAACCTGCTCAAGACTAACGTCAACGAGCATACAGAGCGCAAGAATGGCCTGACCTACCTATCGTGGGCATGGGCTTGGGCTGAAGCCCTGAAAGCTGATCCAACAGCAACATTCAAGGTCGAGACATTCAAGCGCGACCAGTACACCGAAGAGCCGTTCATGACCCTGCCAGGAGGCACTGCAATCGTCTGGGTCACCGTGACGATCTTCGGCAAGGCCATGACCTGCCAGCTTCCGGTCATGGATCACCGAAACAAGGCTATCCCCAATCCTGACGCCTTTCAGGTCAATACGGCCATCATGCGCTGCATGACTAAGGCTCTGAGTCTGCATGGCCTGGGTCTTTACATCTATGCTGGCGAGGATCTGCCCGAGGGCGATGCCCCTGACGTTACAGACTGGGTTTCAGCCATCGAGGCCACTGTGACCGGGGAAGAGCTTCAGACGGTCTACAAACAGGCCTACGAGGCTTGCCAGGGCCATCAGGAGGCCATCAAGAAGGTCATCGATGCCAAATCAGCCAGGATTGCCCGTGCCAAGCAGGAGAAAGCAGCATGAAAGATTTCATAAAACCAGCTTTCCCAGTAGATCCTGAGGTTGTGATTAATCACGATCATGAGTGGTGCGGTATGACTTTACGCGACTATTTCGCTGCCAAGGCGATGCAGGGAGTATTGTCATTTGAAGCCATAGACGAATACAACGAAAAAGACGTAGCGTCTGTTGCCTACAAAATTGCCAATGCCATGCTCAAGGCAAGGGAGCAAGAATGACTGAACAGCGTACAGACGAATGGTTCCAGCAGCGCCTGGGAAAAGTCACTGCCAGCAATCTGCACAAAGTCTTAGCCAAGACCAAAACCGGCTACGGGGCTGATCGGGGTCACTACCTAACCCAGCTAGTCCTGGAGCGCATTACAGGCCAAAAGGCCGATTCCTACACCAATGCAGCCATGCAGTTTGGTATCGAGCAGGAAGCCTTCGCCAGAGCCGCTTACGAGGCCCATAGGGACGTTTTGGTAGAGGAGGTGGGGTTTATCCCTCACCCGACCATTCCGATGGCTGGAGCGTCCCCTGATGGCCTTGTGGGCGATGATGGCATGGTGGAAATCAAGTGCCCGGAGTCCAAGACCTTTTTAGAGGTCATCCTGTCCGACAATCCCGTTTCTGCCCAGTATTTCGCTCAGATGCAGTGGCAAATGCGGTGCGCTGATCGGTCTTGGTGCGATTATGTTGTTTTTGACCCACGGTTTCCCCCAAAACTCCAATTATTTGTGGTTAGGGTAAATCGGGATGACAGATGGCTGAAAGATGCCGAGACTGAGGTCAAGAAGTTCCTTTGCGAAGTAGAGGAAAAAGTGCAAGCGTTGAAACAGAAGATTGGAGAATGAAATGAGCAAAGTTATAAAAGAGATTTCCTGCGTTACCGGCGAGTACAAAAACGCCCAGGGCGAGGTTAAGAAGCGATACACCCGCATCGGCTCGATCATTGACACCAAGAACGGTGCAATGCTCAAGCTGGACACGATCCCGCTTAAAGAGGGTGGCTGGGATGGCTGGGCCTACCTGAATGATCCCAAGAAGGAAGAGGCAGAGCGCAAGCCAGTGCGTCAGTCCAAGCCCGATTTTGAGGAAGATATCCCCTTTTAGTATGAAAGCCGCAAGTCTAGAGAAATCGGACCGCCTTAGTAGGGTCCATGATCTTCTGCTTCAGGGTGGGGAGTTCTCCACTCTGGACATCATCAAGCAGGCCAATGTCTGTGCGGTGAATTCAATCGTTGCCGAACTGCGAGAAAACGGTATTAATGTCTCTTGCCAGCGCAGGGGCGAGAGATGGTTTTATAAACTGGAGGAAGTATGACTGAAACACGAAAAGAATCTTCAATTAGCCTGGGTGATATGAAGAGCATCTTTATCACCAAATCCTTTGACGACAAGACGGCTGTGGCTGTCTATGTTCCAGGGGGATACATCTACATCAATCTTGATGATGGTCAGCTAGACCAGTTCATTGACGCTCTGAAACAGTTTAGGAAGGAAACAGCATGAAAAAGCTACTCGCAGCCTTGTCAATCGCCCTGGTGACCACTGGTGCCTGGGCATCCTGTTCAACCCACACAATCACTACGGCCAGCGGCAGGATGGTGACTTGTACAACCTGCTGCTACGGCGGCAATTGCATGACCAACTGCTTTTGATTAACGGGCCGAAAGCGGATGCTGTGATCCTGTAGGCCGAGCGGTTGCCCCGTTCTTCCGTTAACCAGAAGCAGACGCAGCGAGTAGGCCCACCTTTTATGAATGACCAAGATGAAAGACAGCGACATCATTGATATATGGCGCAAGCACAAAGAAGTTCACGCATTTGCTGACGAGCTTCTGAACATCGAGCGAAAGATCTGCGCTGAGATAGCAGATAAGCACGAAAAAAAGCACGAGCTTAGAAAAGTCAATGGTCAATGGGAATGGATAAGTCCAGCAGGGGAAGCCATCCGAGAGCGCATCAAATGAAGCGAACCATCCACACCATTGAAAGCCTACAGGCCCGCACCATTGAGGAAGGAGATTGCTGGCAATGGCAAGGCTACTGTGGCAACAAGACGCCCCAGGTCATGTGCTTTTTCAACGATAAGCGCAAGATGTACAGCGTCAGGCGATTGATGCGCGAACTACAAACTGGCAGAGGACAACCTGACGGCCACTACACAAACTCTTGCGGCAATCACTTGTGCGTGAACCCGGATCATGTCTTATATAAGACTGTCAAGAACCACCTGCGCGACATGGCAAAGGGGCGCACTCATACGGCAGTTGACAGCTTCAAGAAGCGCCAAGCGCGTATTGACGGTGGACTGACAAAGCTAGACATGAAGAAGGCCGAGGAAATCCGAGCAAGCAATCTGAAGTTGCGCGAACTGGCCGAAGAGTACAAGGTCAACATCTCAATGATTAAGCGCATCCGCACCAATAAGGCGTGGAGGCCTCTGTCTAGTCCTTTTGCGGGGCTATTTAAATGACAATTAATCAAGACATCATCCGCATGGCGCGGGAGGCTGGAATTAAAAATGACTGCGATGGTGTGTGGTGTACCGCAGATCAGCTTAAACGCTTCGCCGCGCTTGTTCGGGCAGCCGAGCGCGAGGCGTGTGCGAAGGTGTGTGATGAGTTATCTGATCAGCACGGCTGGGAAGGCTGCTATGCAGATGAATGCGCTGGTGCAATACGCGAAAGGGGGAAAGACCCCATGCCTTTGTTTGACGATTGGGAAGGTGGCTTCCCTTACAAGAAAGAACAGAAATGAAGTCTAGAATTCTTGACCCAAACTTTAAGTACATCAACGCGGCAGCGACCAATGTCCAAGAGACATGGCGAAAATTCGGGTGGAAACCATTAAATGAAATGTCCCAAATGCGGAGCCTGGAGTCTCGTCAAGGACACCAGACAGAAGAACGGAATCGTGCAAAGATCCAGAGAGTGCGGTAATGAGCATCGTTTCACCACTGAAGAGCGGGAAGTCACATCTAAGCCTCGTGGAAGGCCCAGACTTCGCAACTTGGAAGACGGAAACCCTGGTGCAGTTTGCTAAACAGGCTCACGAGCGCCTGAAGGCTCAAGAAGAGCAAATAGAGGCCCTACGGATTGATGTCAGAGCCGCGATGGAATCTTATCGCAAATTGCTCATAGAGAGCCAACGTCGATAACCTTGCCTCTAAATTCGATTTTGTCCTTCGCCCAGCGGTGGACAATCTCGGGCCACAGTAGCCTACCATTGTGGAAAGTCAGCACGGCAAAACCGGACCGCCAGTTCACAGGATTGTCCTCAAGATAGTCCGTGAATTGGGGTCCATCCGTATCCGCTAGGGTGCCTGTATCCACGCCAAAACGGTTTCCACCGTAGTCTGAGAACGGTGTCACTTTGAGGCTGTGAAGATGCCCAGTGACCATATTTAGGCCAGCGTTGACCGTATTGTTGTGGGTGGCATGAAGTCCTCCCTTAAAGCGATGCTTGACAACTACGTTCTCGGTCGGCCAGCATGACCAGCAGGGTATCCATGCCGGGAAGTGGTCAGAGAGTTTAAAACCGCCCACAGCCATGTATTCGGGCACTGTATTGGCAAGCCTGTTCTCAAAGCGGGCGTCATGGTTGCCCAGCGCCCAGACCAGCTTGGCACCCTTAGCAGCGTCCTCAATCTCGCCCAGACTGGCCTCACAAGCGCGTAGTTCCTGAATGACGGACGGCTTGGAATCCCACCCAATCCTGGGGAATCTACTGATGGCGGCTCCGTCAAATGCATCGCCATTATTGATAACGGCTTTTGGTTTCAGTTCTTTGATAGCCCAAAGCAATCCCTTAAACGCCGTAGACCTGAACCCAGGC